TGTCGGGGAAGTCATAATTCCAAAAGCAATCTTGTGAAGTTGGAAGATAGATGCCACCCACAAAAGCGGTGTTCTTTGGACGGATGGTGTCAATGGTATTGCCGGGATTCAAGAATAACGGATAGTCGTTGGTATTTGTACGCAAGTAATCACGCAACCTATTCGCATAGTATTCCGCTTTGTCACGGTATCTGCCCTCAATCATTGTCATCTCCTCAACGGATACGGCACGAGCGTTGTCACTCTCCCTACTTGCTACGCTCTTATTCATCAGTTTGAAGGTCATTGGAAGCATTGCTTCGGTCAAGGTGTAGTATTTCAAACAAGGTGCGATGTAAGAGTCCAAAAGCGTTGTATTCAATTGAGTCAATGTCCCAGCGAATGCCTGAACTTGCAACTCATTGTATATCCCCGAACCGATGACATCCCTCACATAAATCTCTTGAGCTTCTTTGATTGCTGACTTGAGCAATTTATCGTCAACATTCTCATTCAAAGGAGTGTTGTCCTTCAAATAGGTTGTTGAAATGAAGTATACAAAGTTGGTCATCGTTTAATTCTTCTTAATACTTTTTGAACCCAAATGTGACGGCATTGTGGTGTGGTGATTCCTGTGCTTGGGTTGGTGTACCATTGACCTCTGCGTTTCCATACATCATATTCCAACTCTGCTGACATCATATTGATGTCCTCACGAGAATACACACGACCACTATTCACAACATCCGTGCAGAACTTACGAGATGTATCAATCAAAAGTCCTCCAGTAATGCCCGGTGCAAGTCCGTATTGATAGCGAACCACCAATTCAGTTTGCAGATTCTTGATTTCTTCCAATCCTTTTGGAGTTGTTTCCAATCCGTCCTCGTATGACTTAACCAATTCTGCTTTTGCAAGTTTGGCAATCGCATCTGCAACAACCTTTGCGTCAAGTTTAGTGATGTTTACAATGTCTCCAACCTGTAAACCTTTGTTCTCTTTCAACACATTCAAGATGGCGGATTCAATCGCATCGGCAAACTCAAACTTCGCCTCCTCAAACTCTTCGGCTTTCTCTCCGTATTTATTAAATACAACAAGGTCACGCTCATCGTCCCAACCGAATGGGTTTTGTTTTGACAACGCAACTGGTGCTTCCTCTTCTTCAATCTCATCAAATCCCAACTCTTTTCTTGCTTCGTTGCGGTCAATGATTCCAGCGGTGAATAACGCTTGATAGTCCAATCCGATTGGTGGCTTGTTGATGGTCTCCAATCTTACCTGTGCAATAGGTTCAAGCAAGTACGAGAACACATCGTCAATCTTTTGTTGGCGTGGTTCAATGTATGCGTGATGAAACATCTCATATGCTTCAATTAACTCCGTTCTTCCACCCAACTGACCTTCTACACGCACCCCAAACAACATTGGAGAGTTGACCTTGTGTGCAACAAATATCTCTTGTTGTACGGTCTTATTTAACAAGTCAAATTGCTTGTCAAAATCCGATGGTTGAAGGTTTGAAATTACTGATTCCTTCTCCGTAGGATCGTTGTATTGAATAATCAAACCACCCGCATTGTCCGTGCCTTGATAACTTTCCTTGAATCTCCGTGCCGTTGCCCTAGCTTCTTCTGCAGAGGGGTACCCCTTGAAGAGCTGAATATGGGTTTGAGCGGTGAATCCGTTCTTGATTGAATTCAGGTAGTAATTGGAAATCTCGGTGTCAACCTCAATGTATTTCAACGCACCAACATAATCAGGAAGCGGATAAGTGCCTTCACCGGGACGATAGAATTGGCAATAGTACAATTGCTTTGATTCTCTCGTGATTGGGTTGTAGGGTTGATAAGAGATGCGTGGTGCTTTTGCATCAGTCCAATCTTCACAATACACATACTCCCCCTCAAGACCTTTGCGAACATCCTTAAATGGGATGTGATAGTATTCGGATGGTGCGGTCTTGGCTTTGTTCCAAATAACCTCTACACAAAAACCATTGAACAACTCCGCATCGTATGCAATCTTCGCTTTGAGTTCCTCATAGGTCTCGTAGGCGTTGATGTTCTTTAGTTTGGCTTCGGCTTTGGCGATGTCGGTGGTGTTTTGTCCGAAAACATCAGTACCAATACCAGCAATATAACTTGCTTTTGCAGAAACGATGGCATTGTGCTTGGGTGATTTGTTAAATAACTCTACGAGAAAATCGGGATAGAGATTGTCTGCCCCAAATGTCACGAACCCCTTTGCCTTGTTCTCCTTGAACACAGGCAGTTTGTTATCGTGAAAATTGATCCTTTGGAATATCATCACCTACAAATAGCAATCAATCCTTTTTGTTTGAGAACTTGTCTATTGATGTGAATCCAAGACAAGCAATCACAATGAACTCAACTGCACTTACCAGTTCAGGAGAAGGTACAATATCAGCTGGGGACAAACTATTATGAGCCATTGTGCCAAACAAAACAAAAGCACCGATGATGCCAACGAATCGTTTTGATGACATCTCTCCTTTGTCACCTGTGAATATTTCTAAAATGCGTTTCATATGTCGGAAGATAGCAAAAGTGTGTATGTGAAAGAGTTTCCGTGCAACGATGCTGCCTTTTTGACAATAGCCATAAACGAATCAAAGTCCGCTGACTTCTTGAACACCTGACATCCCTCGCTCCAGTTCTCAACATAGGTTGAATCTGCACCGGCTTTGTGAATGTTGATGCCGTAGATTCCTTCAGTAATGACCTTCTCATCAAATGTCATATCCTTATTGCTATCTCGGTATACCTTGAGTGGTTTCACTTGTCTCAACGCTTCGTATTTGCCTTGATGCAGACCGATGGCGTGGCTTCCTTTATACTGACCGGGAACTAAACGAGCAACGCCTTGAGCATTGTGAAATTCTTTCACTCCCTTTGTGCCAGGATCCGTTGTCGCAGCCCATTTCTTAAAATGCCATACATCCCCGATTTTGTAACTCACGGTTAACAAGTCATCAAAGACATTTGTCACTTTGCTTCCAGTATCCGAATTGCGAATCCCAATGATGTTCAAGTTGTAATCACCTGATTCAAAGAACTTGTAGTTCTTCACCTTCATTGCTTGTTTGATTTTGTCTATCATTTGCCTTGTCCTTTATATGGTTTTGAACTCTTGTGTTTGTTCTTGTGCTTGGTATGTCTTCCCAATTTGTTTTTGGGTTTCACACGGAATGATGTGATGTTTACTTTGGCTGCCATAGGTACATCCTGAAATAGTCAAACTCTTCTTTCCCACCTTCGGAGAGATAGTTCAAATAAGCATCATAGATCACTCCTTTGAACTCAATTGGTGTGGTTGTGGTATCTAATCCAGCACCTACCATCTTTACGGCATACACCTCCATTTGGTCTTGAACAACTTGCATTTGTTGAACCACGGCTTCCGCTTTCTTTTCAGCATTCACCACCGCTTCTTTCAATTCGGCTTTCTCTTGAACCTTGCCTTCAACCATTTCTTCTCCTTTGGCTTTTGCTACGGATACAACTGCGGATGCTTGACGGAGATTTGATTCAACCTTTTTCAACATTGCTTCCACCTCATCAATCGGTGGTGTTGTAACTGCACCAACTGGGAAGGCAATCTCAATGGCTGCGATGAACAGACAAAACAAAATTACAAAGTATCTCATAGTTTTTTGACGGTGTTGATGATGCGAAGTTCTGTGATGGCAGCAGCCAAAGCGGAATCGGATTTTTTGAGAGCATATCCAAGACGGTCAATCTTCAAATCCAATGCCTCAATCTTCTTGTTGGAGTTTTCAAGTTGCTCGGTGTATGATGACTTGACATCATAGTATAAATAGCTCACACCTACCAATGCAAGGAAAGCAACCCCAGCAACGGGATTCTTTCGGAATTGATCAAACGAAATTGGAAGCGGATTTGCGGATGGTTTTTTTACGGTCATTTGATGCGATTAATTTTTTTAGCCCAATAGATAACAGCCAAAATGCCCGAAATAATACCAAGAACACCCACGCCAAAAGTAACAAGTGGCTGATAAATTTGAGCAAAAGTGATGAAAGCACTTGAACCACTGACCGCAGTGGCGATGGATGCCGTGGTATCATTCAGGTTTTTCACTAATTACAAATTAACTATTTCAACTTGATTAGGGTAAATCTTTTCAAGTGCTGATTCAACCGCATTAATCAACAAAACTTCTGCTGATAAACTTTCATAACTCGCAACGGTTAACTCTAAGCCTGAAAAAGTGGTGTTAAAATCTTCAATGCCTTGAATCGGTGCTTTGCCTTCTGCCAATGCTTGAACACTTGCAAAAACAAATGTTGCGATTTGGGCGGGGATGATTCCGTCTTTTTGACTTTTTACATCTGCGTAACCTTCTGCGATTACTACTACTGAACCCGATGGGATTGATAAACCGCTTGTAAGGTTTACGCTTGTATTAATTTGAATTGCTTTCATATATTTACAAAATTAGAATAAATCGTTCCAAGTGC